TTACTACCGTATGTTCCTTTTCCTGCTGGCATAGTAATCTCCTTACCATTTTGATTTGTTTGCCCAGTAAGCTGCAGACATTTTGCCTTTAGCTATGTTTTTTGCATGACGAGCTTTAAAAGATTTACGTCGTGCTTTTTCTTTAGCAGTTGTAGGGTTTTTACCTGCACCGCTAACTCCTTGTTGTCCATACCTAATAGTCTTAACTTTGTCACCTTCTTTAGCAACAACTACATGAGACTTGGTTGGATGATTAGGCGTCCGCTTTGGTTTGTTGAACCCGCTTACCCCTGCTCGTGCTAGTCTTGGATCCTTCTTTGCTGGCATTACTGAGTTCCTCCACCTTGGCTTCCAGCTGGTCCAATCGGCTGAACTGGTCGCTGAACTTGTTGTTGATCTGGTCTAGCAGGAGCTGCATCTCTTTTTGCGTTATTAGCATTAGTTTTACCTTCTATTTGCTTTTCTTTAAGAAGAGTATCAGCAACTTTCATACGTCGCTCAAACTCTTTATCTTCTTGGTCGCCTTCACGAAGGTTTCGGGTGATAGCGTTAATCTTGTCAATTTCTAGTTCTTGCGGCACTGCTTGAGCCTCTGCTGCTAATTTAGCTGCTCGTGCTTGTGACTCTTGTGCCTGAGCAGACAGTGCCTGAGTTTGTGACTGCTGGAACTGCATCTGTAATTGCTGTATTTGTTGTTGCATTTGTTGTTGCTGTGGGTTAGGTTGTGAAGCTTGAGCCAATGCTGCAAGAAGTTCTTCACGGTTAGACAAATTCATGTTATCTACAACAGACTGAATAAGCGTATTATACAGCGGTGAATCTTTACCCATAGTCTGTAGTAACTGTACAAGCTGAGTAACTTCGTACTCCCTAGCGATAATACCTAGAGTACTGCTTGCGTTAAACTTATAGTCAGCTACAGGATAGTTTTCTGGGTCAAACTGCATATACCGATAGGCTGCTTTCTTGACAAAAGGAATCAGGAATGACTGCTGGAAGTTAATCAGTGTACGCTTGTGGCGTTTAATAATAGCGCCAAGAGACATACTAATACCAGCGGCAGTACTCTCGCCATTAACTTGACCTGCAATTCCTGCTGAGTCAACGGCTCCTGTTGCCTGCTGTACCATTTGCTGCAGTGCTCCTGCTTGAGCAAAAGTGATTTGATTAACTTGACCAAAGTTAAACGGTTGAAGTACTTCACGGGGGTCTCCACTGGTTAGGATTATCTTACCGGGACGTACTTCAGGTTTAGCACCACGCGGTAAACGAGTTGCGTCAATAGCCATCATTGGGTGGATAGTTAAACTAAGTGCGTCAATTCTAGCACGTAACTCTGTATCCAAAGCCTTTTGACTGTTGTAGCCTTTTTCGCAAACTCCACGACCCCAGAACCTGCCGGGTACTACGTCCCAAGGAAAAGCAACAACAGGACGATCCATCATCATATAAGGATTGGCTTCAGCTTTAAGAAGAATACCGCCGTTAGCGATCACTACAACGGCCTCTACGTAACGAGAATCAGACTCATCATCTACTAGCATTTCTTCGTCTTCGTCGCTTGTAGCAGCATCTAGAAGCTCTCGTGGCACTAAACCGTAGTACTTAGTCAAACGTACCTTATCGTCGTTGTAAATAGTTAGGTCTTGGTCAGGCTCTAGGTCGGTGTCTGGTGCAGCAGGACCAACAAATACATCACGATATACACCTTGTTCTTGTAATAATTCTACTTGATGTCGGCTAACAAACTCGTCAATAGCTACACCCATAGCATCTTCTATAGACGTAGCTACAGGTTCAATCAAAAAGTTCTGGGGCAGTACAGGCTTAAGTTTTACCTTGACACGGTCTGTAATGTTTACTCCTACTGCTTGCAAATCACCGCCCATAATGGGTTGAGTAGCAGGGGCCATCTCTTTCATTTCTTCAATGACGATTTCACCAATGCCTGTACCAAACACTGCAGCGTTAATAAGACATTCAGCAACAGACTTACGGATCATGCAGTCTTCAAAGTCTTCTGTTAGTTTATTTCTAAGAAACTGTACGTCTTGCTTATTGGTATCACCAAGGTTGTCGCTTACGTCAAACCACTTGCCACGTCCAAACGTAGCCTCTTCTAGTTCTGCTACATTAGACTCAACTGCCTGTTGAAGTGCAGGAGAAATAATACGGGAACGCTCAGACCCACGCTGGCTGTCAGCAGGATCCCAGATGCCACGCCATAGTCTATAATACTCTTCAAATCTGTTTTCATAATTGCTTTCGTAATAATCCCTCCAATCTTCACATTTGTTAATAACCCAGTCTTCTAGGGCTTCTTGGATCATCAGAGGCTCGTTTTCGTATAAATCACTCATATTAGTATCCTGCTACTACGTCTAAGATTTCGTGGTCTTCGATCTCATAATCGTAGTCGTAAGCCACATTTGCTAACTGGTCGATGTACGCCAAAGCGTCAACCAAGTCATCGTGGGTTAATGGGTCAGGGAACTGGAACAACTGGTCAAGAAACCTACTGTTCCACTCTCCCTTGTTTAAAGTTATGTATCCGTTTTCAAATCGTCCTTGCAATGCCCACATAATACGATCTGTTTTTTTCTTGTTGCCGTGGGTCAACTCTTCTACTCTAAAGAACATACCGTAGCGTTTTTGCATGTCCGTCAAAGGAGACATTACTGCTTGTTTAGCAATACCTCTTTCGATTCCAACCGATACGGGACGGTAATCTCTAACGGCCTGAAATATTTTAAGTGCTGTCTCGTCAAGTGACCATCGACCGTATATAATATTGTCAACATACCAACCATGCTCATTGACCTTAACCACGGCGATCGCTGTGTCGTCAAGCTTGGAATTTTTAGTCTTCTTCTTGTTGACTTCCTCAAAGCCCGCCAAGTCAACGGCAATGTAGTAATCTCCTATTTCAGGTTTGTCTTCGCTAAAAGAGACCCAGTCCTCTCTAAACATTTCTGACCCACGTGCTTCAAACGACGCCATAAACTCTTGGCGAAACGCATAAGAAGACATAGACCTTTTAGCAATATCAATTTCATCCGGGTCCAATAATGGATTGTCGTAAGAAGTAAAGTGCCAAGCTTTGTACGTCGGATCATCATCTAACTCCGCATATTTGTACAACTCATAAAAATGGTTGCGACCCATAGGTGTTCCTATGAACATCGCAGAACCCTTTTGATCCGCAAGTGCAGGTCTCAGGATCTGCTCAAATACCTCAGGCTTCATGTCAGCGTACTCGTCCATTACTAAGAACTTGAGGCTGACACCTCGCATGGTTTCTGGTCTATCGGCTCCCTTGAGACTGATAGTGGCTCCATTAACAAGCTTAATTTGAAGATTATTAACATGACTACCACTGATAACTTCATGCCCGAGATCGAGAAGGGTGGTCCACATGATGTCTCTGGCTTGTCCCTGAGTAGGTGCGACGTAAAATACATGGCCTCTGTCCGCCTGTAGTGCGTTAACTATTAACATCCATGCTGCTAACCTAGACTTACCTGTACGTCGCCCAGCAGCTACTATTTTAAATCTTGTTTTGTCTGCCCAGACATCTTGTTGCCACGGCAGTAATTCTATATTAAGATCCACTAATACGTCCACATAACGGGTGTTGTGCCGCGTGTATCCACATGTACAAAGTCATCAGCAATACCGATGCCTGTGAAGCCTAGACGAAGAGCCTCTTTTACAATCTTAAGGCGAAACACGGCGTTTGTTATTTTTATATCCGCCGCGATGCCCTGAGCGTGGGTGCCGGGTACGTCTTTCTTAGCCTCTATCGGATGCTCAGTCGGGTGTCGATACCCGCTGGTGATCGTGAAAGGAAACCCACACGCCGCTCTCAACTCGTCTAACTTCTCTAAGAAGTCTTTTTCCATGTTATTGGTGCCAGTGACTTGACAGTTAAACTCTCCGTGTGTAAAGTATTTCATTATTTTTTCTTACGCTTAGGCGCGACTTTGGTTTTTGCTTTTGGCCTTTTTGAATTTGCTTGCTTATCTAATATTTGCTGAGTGATTTGTTGTCTAGTGCTTGTAGGAAGCCCTGTATTTCCCGGAGGTTGTCCGGCGGCTACATTTTTTCGTTCACTTTCTGTTGGCATACGAACAAGCTTGCCGTTTTTATTTACTACGTAAGACGTTGTTGGAGTAACAACTACATCTCCCGGTTTCATGTTTGCTTTTCTTTTTTTATTTGGAGAAGCCATAATTTAATCCTCTGATGTTTGATCAAGTATTGTTGTAGATGAATCAACGTCTTTAACTTCAGCCGCACCGACACCACTAATGTTAATCTGAATAGCGTTTCTACCGCCATCCTTAACAATATCTTTTTCAAATGCAGCAACAGGAAGGATTCTATCCATCACTAACTTCCACGCTGCTGACTGATTCTTATGTTCTGGGTCTAATGCTGCATCAAATATCGCATCCATCACGGCGCGAGAGCGAGGCGAGTTTAACATCCTTGCCTTATACTCGTTTATTATAGCTGCATCGCCCTTAGGACGACCAACAGACTTCCTGTTACCCTTTGTTTTACTAGAAACAGAACTTCTTTTAGGTCTACCAACAGGATTCTTTTTGTTTTCCATACTGTATAGGCTCTACCTAGATTGCTTTTGGGTTTGTTATCTATACTTGTGGGTAATATGCATAAGTACTAAGTCCTAATGCATCGTACTTTCCGTTATAGTTCTATATATACGTATATTATAGCATACTTTTTAGCATTTGTCAACCCCTGTAGGGAAAAAACATTGTATTTACAGTGCAGATTCTGTGATTTTACAGTGCAGATTAGTCTTATGCCCTAGGATTATAGTAAATTATTGATATATAACTAAAAGATCTAGTAATAACGTCTTCCAATTTTGCTCTTTTTTGTGTCTGAGTGGCTACTACTACGTTACGCTGTATAGTATACGGCCCCCCGGTATAGTTTTTGGCACGGATATTGCTATTGGCACGGTATTTGCGCTGTTGACATGGGGTCAATTATGTGCATGTGAGAGACTGTGAAGTA